GAAAAATATAGGGTAGATGTTTTATGGGATGATAAAGAATCACACCCAGAAAAATGGTTACCTTTTGCTATTGATATTGAAGATGAGGGAGTACATTATTTTCACGATTACCCATATTTAGAAAATAAGTTTGAATAAAAAGCATTACCATATTGTTCTGATGATATTAAGTGTTATAGGTTTTATATTAATATTCACATTAGTTGCATCTGTAATAGTAGATAGACAATTAGATGAAGATGGTAAAGAAATTATAAGACAAATAACAACAAGTTTAATTGCTATTGTATCAATGATAATAGGAGGTAATTACTTAAAAGAATAAATAATAAAAAAAATAAGAATGATAACAGATTATAAAACATTACTTATAAATATAGGAACATTTGGTATTTCAATGACAAATATAGATATAGCATTAAAAATACTACTTGTAGTTGTTACAATAGGTTATACAGTACAAAAGTGGTACTTACTAAATAAGAACAAAGATAAGTAATGCCCAAGAAAAAGTTTAAAGATACAAGAGTAGGAAAGTTTTTGGTTAAAGCAGCACCAAGCATATTAGGTGTTGCTGGAGATTTATTACCTGATGCTGGGGTACTTGGTATGGTTAAACAACTTATTTCAAATGATAGTGCTTTACCACCTAAAGATAAAGAAGAAGCATTAAAACTTATAGAACTTGATATAGTAGAAGCACAAGAGGTTAGTAAACGCTGGACTGCTGATATGGCTTCTGATAGTTATTTAAGTAAAAACACAAGACCAATGACTTTGATATTTCTTACAGTAGCAATGGTTTTTTTAATTGTACTTGATAGTTTAAATATTGACTTTGGTGTTAATGTAGAATGGATTGAATTACTTAAAAGCCTTTTAATAACTGTCTATGTAAGCTACTTTGGTTCCAGAGGAATTGAAAAATTCAAATACATATCCCAGAAAAAATAGAAAATATCCCCAAAATCATTACATTTTTATTAATTATATATTTCTTTAGATATATATTTATTTTTATTTATATTTGTTATAGAATATATTTTGGTATTTATTTTTAGATAAAATACTAAATTATAAAAAATTCAAAGTTATTACATTTTTTTTAAAAAACAAAATAAAATATTATGGATGAAACTAAATGTTTAAAAATTAGAAAAGAACACTATATGCTATCAATAAGAGGTACTGTTATTGGGGAATTTGAATTAAGTGAATTAAGGCATTTAATAGAAGTAATAGATAATGCCATCTAAAAAAGTTAGTAGAAGCAAACTTGTTAAAAAACTGGATGCAGTATTTAGTCAATATATAAGACTAAAAGATTCAATAGATGAAATAGCAACTTGCTTTACTTGTGGTAAAAAAGACCATTGGAAGAAATTACAAAACGGACATTTCCAAAGTAGAAAGCATTATGCTACAAGATGGGATGAACAGAATTGTCAAGTGCAATGTGCTGGGTGCAATGTTTTTCGATATGGTGAACAATTCTTATTTGCAAAGTATTTAGATGAAAGATTTTATGCTGGGTTATCTGATGAACTATACTTTAAGTCAAAACAGATCGTTAAGTTTTCAAATGTAGAAATAGAAGAAATGATTTTAAAATATAAAAACTTGGTAGATAGTATGTAAAACAGTATCTTTGCGTATAGTTTGTTTTGTTATGTTTAAATTGGGTGGTAGAAATACTGCCCTTTTTTTTGTTTATTAACAAAATTGTTTATACCTTTACAATTATTAATTTTAAAACAAAACAAATGGTAAACACAAATTACAGTAACCAAACTACAAATCAACTAATTACTGAATATCAGTTTAGGGTTGAAGCCTTACAAAACAAGATAGAAGAATTAAAGGCAATTCTACAAGTAAACAATTTAATATAACATAATGGAAAGAAACAAATTAATTGAAATGTACGAAAAGTACAAATTAGAAAAAACAGATGTATTTAAGCACCAACATTTTTTAATCTTAAAAAGGTCTGCGGTAGAGAAAATAATGGCTTTAGAAAACATTAAGATTACATACGAAGTAATTAAATGCGAACCTAACTTTGCAGTTATAAAAGCTAAAGCATATAAAGGGGATAAGGTAATTGAAACATTTGGATCTGCATTAAAAGGAACATCATTTAAAGATGGCAACACTAATTCTTGGTATTGCATTGAACTTGCAGAGAAACGAGCCTTGTCAAGAAGCGTTTTAAAAATTTGTGATTTATACAAATTAAATATTTTTGGTGAAGATGAAAGCGAAGATTTTAAACAAAAGAATATTAACTAAATTTATATATATATGAGTGATTTTAAAGTAACTGGTAAAGTTGAGAAGATACTACCAGTATTAAAGGGAACAACTAAAGCTGGAGCAGAATGGCAAAAGTTAGAGTTTGTAGTAAAAACAAATGATGAATTTAATAATCTATATTGTTTTGAAATATTTGGTGAAGAAAAAGTTGAAAATTTTACTAAATACACAAAACTTAATGATATGGTAGATGTTAAATTTAACGTTAAATGCAATGAATGGCAAGATAAATTCTATTCTAAATTATCTGCTTGGTCAGTTTTTAAAGCAGAACAAGCCAAAGCATACGAGCCAGTATTGGCAGTAGATGAACAAAGTGGAGATTTACCATTTTAAATTAAAAACTTTAAAAGGGTGTTATTAATTTAACACCTTTTTTTTATAACAAAAATTACTATATTTATAAAATGACAGAAGAAGAACAAATAGCATTACATTATTTTGAATACATAAATGAAAACGCAAAAGTAAACCCAAACGATGAAATTACTTATCCACCAGTAGCTTTAAGTTGTGGATCATTTAATTTAATTACAAGCAAAGGAAAAGAAACATATCCTATTCCGATTGGTACTTTTGGCAATATAAGTTTTATACAAGCTGCACCTAAAACAATGAAAACTTATTTTATGAGTTTATTAGCATCTGTGTTTTTAAATAACAAGACTAGAGGAAAAGGATCTATAAGAGGTCATAGAGAAAATAAAAAGGTTTTGCACGTAGATACAGAACAAGGAAGATTTCACGCACAGCGCGTTTTTAAACGTGTTTCTCAAATGTCAAAAGATAAAGAAAATTATTATACATACGCTTTAAGACAATATAGTCCAAAAGATAGATTGGCTTGGATAGGTTGGAAATTAAAACAAGAACCAGATTTAGGTTTAATTCTAATAGATGGTATTGCAGATATGGTTAACGATGTAAACAATATTGAAGAATGTAATTTTGTTGTTCAAAAACTTATGGAATGGTCAGAAGTATTTAATGTTCATATTATGACTGTTATACATAGCAATTATGGAACTGAAAAACCAACTGGATGGTTAGGTTCATCACTTGAAAAAAAAGCAGAAACACAAATGTTACTCGAAGCATCTGGTGATGGTACTATTGTAAGATGCAGAAGAAGTAGGGGTTATCCTTTTCAACCATTTACATTTTCAGTTAAAGATGATACACCATATATTGTTGGAGATTATAAAAACAATTTAGATATATAATGGTAGAAAAAACAATGATTCTTATTGCACAAAAGCACAAAACTTGGATAGAGATAGTTACCAGCTTTGGTTGTCCAGTAGAAACATCAGAAGATATAGTACAAGAAATGTATATTAAGATACATAAAAAACTAAATAAAGGTTTAGATATTATGTATAAAGATGAGGTAAACTACTACTATATATTTAAAACATTAAGGTCATTGTTTTACGATTTAAAACGCAAAGAAAAAAACATTACTATTATTAATATTGAAGATGTAGATATAGACAAGTCTATTTCAGATATTGATTATGATAAAGCATACGCAATAATAAAAGAAGAATTAGATAATATGTTTTGGTATGATAGGAAAGTATTTGAAATAATTAATAGTGGAGAAAGCATAGCAGAGTTTAGCAGAAAATCATACATACAATACTATTCATTGTATAATACCTATAACAAAGTAAAAGATAAACTAAAAAAATTATTATGATACAGAAGTTAACAAATGGTATTTCATATACTTTAAATAATAAAGATGCTATAATCATTGCAGAAATGTTAAAAAATCTTGAAAATGAAGATGACAAAGGATATTTTGAAAAAAACTTTAAGATTGATAAAAGTATGAAATTAAAAAATATGGTTTACAATGGGTTTGGTTCTGAACTTGCTTTTTGTAGATTATGTAATATTGACTTTGATAATTCAGTTGAAACATATAAAAACTATTTTAAACAAGATGATGCAGTATTAAAAAACGGAAAACGAATTGATGTAAAAAGCACCACATATAAATTTGGTAGATTAGCTATATCACCAAACAAGGCAAAACATAAGGTAGATGGATATGCTTTAATGACTGGTGAATTTCCAACATTTACATTTAAAGGATGGGCAACTTATGATGAAATAATAAATGAAAAGAATTTTAAAACATTACCTAAAAGACATTATAAGTCTTATATATTAGAACAACATCAACTTAATAAAGAACTAACAATAATATGAAATTAGGAAACCTTATTTATTACATTACTAAATATACTGGTATAAAATACCTTGTTGATACCTGGCATAAATACAGAGGTACAAAATGTAATTGCAATGAACGTAGAAAAAAGTTAAACGAAATAAAAATAGACCGATGGTAAAATTTAATAAGCAAGACTATGCAAAAT